CTTATCAGTCCAGTGCTCATAATGAGCGGATTTCATCTCTTTCATAATTACTTCCTTTTTTTACTGGCTTTGCCAGGGTTCATAGGCGGAGGATTTGCCCCACCCATATTGTCCACGGAGGTCTTGCCGTGTAATGCTTTATCATTGCCTAGTTTAGGCTTAGTCTTAAAGTTCTCGATAGTCGAGTAATCTACGGATTTAGGCTTCATAGATCCCTCTGAGGCTTTTCCTTTTCAGGAGTGTAATGCTTTACCATCTCTGTATTCTGATATCCAGCCGGAGGCACTTCGCCTTCATAGCCATAAGGATGCTCATCCATAGCTACTCTGCGGTCTAGATTGCGTGAATAAGAATCTGAAGGGATAAATCCCTGATCGTGATAGTTAAAGCTCATTAACGGCCTCGTGGTGCGCCTGGAGCGCCTTTAGGTTTTGGTTGTTGTGGTTGACCTGGTTTTGGAACGCCTGTGTTTGGAAAACTGCGCATGATACCCCCTAGGTTAGATTTTATATATTACACTAGTAAAGCCTAATTTCCATTATATATCAAGGAAAAGGAAATATGGGTTGTAGTAAAAGCGATCGGCATATATAATGTTGGGATAAAGTTGTAGAGGACTTAATGACTGAATGGATTAATATAACACAAGAAAAGCCTCCTTTTGATACAGAAGTACTTTGCAAACATAAAGATTTTCCTAATTACTGGGTTGGTGAAAGATGGAGAGTCAGGAAAAATGAAAAAGAATTCACCAATGAAGAATATTTTAAACCCACGATTTGCACCTGTTGCAATATGGAAATGCATGGTTTTGAAACTACTCATTGGAGATTTATTGACCCATGACTGAATGGATTAGCGTTAAGGAAAAATTACCTAAAGAATGTGGAGACTATCTTATTTGGGTATCTATTGAAGAATTCGATGTCCCTACAAAATACCGAACTTTTATTTCTTGGTGGAATGGTGATTTTTTTGAAAATTACTGTGATATAATTCGTATATATCTAGATACTATCACCCACTGGGCTGAGTTGCCGCAGCCGCCTGATACAACTATGGATCTTGTCAAAAATATACGTGAGGAAATCGGAAATTCTCTTTTGAAAGGATTTAAAAGGCAATATTCTATAAAACATGAAGATCAAGAAGACATTCAAGATGCAGATAAGGAATGGATTAATATAGACGACAAATTGCCCAATGAACAGACTTTGGTTTTATTATTTACAAGTACATGTGGAATTACAACAGGTTATCTTTGGGGTAATGATGCATGGATGATAGAAGACGATGATGTAAGGGCTTCTAGGAGAGAATCTTGGGTTTATGTCTATATAAATAATGACAGTTTAGAGTCATATTGGGCAGATTTTAAACATAAAGAGGTTTTATATTGGATGACTTTACCTGAAGTTCCTATAAAACTAAAAAAATACTGCACACTCAAGTCAGCAGATAGACGTTTTCAGAAAGCCTTATATAAAGACTTAAATCCATTAACAAATACTTATTCTGAATTAATTATGCCTGAGCCTCCAAAGGATGAATCATGACCCTAGAATACTTCTTACTACTAACGCTAGCTATAGTGCTGGCCAATATCATCAGTGAACTTATACTGCCGCATTAGGTTGAGGCTGCATCATCTGCTGCTGTTGTAAATCCAACTCCCTATCACGCTGACGTACACCATGATGATCAATCTCACGTTCATGATGCCCCTGCTCAATGTCATGAAGATGACGTAGCATCTCAACTTTAGCTTGAATAGCTCCCATATCCATACCTTCAAGCTCTTTGAGAACCTTAGCCATGTTCAGAAGCTGCGCTGTGGACTCTTCTTCCGCCCTCTGCTTCCGCTCTTGGCTTATAGCCTCATCTAAGTGTATCTTGTTCAATCTCTCAGCAGCAAGAGCCTGATCGCTTTGTGCTTTTGCCTCAATGCCTTCCGTTGTGACCTGCATTTGCTGATCTTGGATATCCATCTGGCGTTGAATAGCCTCTTGCTCTTGTTTAGCCTGTGCATCAAGGATCTCAGTAAGCTCAGGACGGCAATGTAGGCTTGATTTCTCGATGATGAGACTATCAGGTATAGGCATGCCCATCTGTTTTAGCGTAGTAAGCTGCATGAACTCTGTCTGCTTCTGAGTATTGGTCAGGAGGCCTTCTTCTACAACCACATCGTATCTTGAGAAGGATTGGCTGTAGAATTCAGGTGTAGGCTCTTTCTTAGTGATTAAGCGTATCTTCTCAGGGCTATAGTTCACCTGCATTAGCTTCATAACCTTTTGGCCGAGTATCCTTTGACTTTCAGCAAGGTTATCAAAAACCCCGCGAAGGGAGATAAGACCTGCAGCCTGTCGCATTTTGGCGAGGATGGCAGCGGTTTCAATTTTCTCATTCTCGGGCATCCCGAGCATTTCGGGATTAATACCCAGAATATTCGGGATAATCTCATTGAACATCTCCGTAAGTAGCATTTGTCCTTGTGGGATATCTGGAGGCATAATCCTCTGAACATCTTCCATATTCGCGTCAGGGCGAATGAACACCACCTGTCCATTGCCCGACTTGAATAGGGATGAGGTATTGGTTACTGCGCCAGTTTTCGCTATCCAACCGGAGTTTAATTGAGAGTCCAATAAATCAACATGGCGAGAAATGCGCTTATTAAGCTCAGTTTGAGGATCTCGGATATAACGTACGATCCCTTGCAGTTTCCAAGTATATAGGTCGTAACTAGGAGCGTAATCGCCACCGAATATAGGCACGCAAGGATAATCATCGAGACCCCAAGGATCTTTTCCATAATAAAGTAATTCTCCTTCTACGATAATACCCAGCTCAACAGTCCTGACAGGCTTACGGATAATTTGGAGATTAGGATGTATTGCCTGTAGGAAGCGTAGTCGCTCTCTTGGCCCTTTCCATTCTGTAGTCTCTCCAGACTCCATGTCGACCAGAACATCTCTAATCTCCCATTTTCTACGCCAGTATTCGGTGTAGTTTAACAGCTTTTGCATGCCCCAGTTTCTGGCAAAGCTCATGTACGTAAATTTATCGTCTCTATTGCCGTAAGGAAGGCTATTTATGCGATCTTCCTGATCAGGCAGCAAAGAAATGACGGTCGTCCTATCGAGGTACTTACGTCTAGCCCAAAAGGAACAGTCCGACATGTCCTTCTCGAAGAAAAAAGGATCCCAGATGCTGTCATTCCAGTTCGTGATGTTGAATTTAACATCTCCATTGACGGGGTCTCCTCTATAGTCAAGATATGGGCATATCCAAGAGATTCCTGTGACGAGTGAGTCCCTAAAGGCCTGTGATAACTTGTCATAGCCAGCCCCCGAGGTCATTATGTACTGCATTACATCCGTCATAATCTCTGCAGTAGGCTCTGAGGCGTCCTCTATCGGGCTTATCTTTGTTGCTAGGCGATTCTCTCGCTGTATGCCCTCTATAAGGTTGACGAGGCGTCTAACCATATTATACGTGAAGCTAGAACGGCGTTGATTATTGAGGTAAGAGATCTCTTCGAGAGACCATTGATTGCCGAGGCTATAACTGAGGTCACGATAGGCTTCGGCATAGTATGTATTAAGTTGCTGATAGGCTCTTTCATAGTTTTCACCGAACTCCTTTATGATATCTTGATGGTCTTCGAGTGACTGTGACTTGGATTTAGTCTTATATTCACGAAGAAATTGTTGCGCATCATCTGAATAAGCAGACATAGGACTTGACATAGATTGCCTCAAGTAAAATTTGAGTGTATCACAGCAGGGAAAATCAGTCGAAGTTAATCTTTAGTCACTTAACTCATTGCCAGTTTCTATCTCTATGTCAAGCAAAAGTAAGCCGTTATCTTTTGGGTCGTCTTAAAACCAAGGATTGCATGAAAAATTACAACTTTAAGTACTGTTATAACGACCAGCGCACTCCTGCGCCTACCGGTGGTACCGGCTTGCTTACAAACTTATTTATTTTTTTGCTTGTGCACCGCTGTTTCCAGCCTGTCACGCTTGGCATCGAGCTTCTTATCCTCTTTTAGGAGGCCTTTAAACTCTTTCTTAGTCTTAGATTCAATTGCTTTTTCACTCTTTTCTAATTTCTTATCCATATATTTCCTTTTAAATGTAAAATCCTCTTGGCCAATACTTCTTTCGTCCTTGGCTCTTCTCACTTGCATAGATGATCACCAATGACGCATCCTGAGCTGCGTCCATTGCAGATTGCATCTTAGGTTGTGCTGGGCCTGTCCTGTCGTCTATTGCAGGTGCTGGTGTCCTTGTAGGAGCTGTGGGACCATACTGTGGTACGTAGACTGTGCCTTTCAGATCGGCCTCTACTGCCTGCTCAGCTACTGAGGCTTCATATAATACTTCTTCGGCTACTTCTCTCTCCCAGGGAGTGCAACTTGCCAGCCCTAGGCATGTGCCAATAATTAACAAACTC